GCTCGCGCTGAAGCGCTCTTATTCGGATGCTTTGTCGCGGGGAGACCATGATGAGGCAGCTGACATTCAAGTTCAGATGTCTGAGATTGCTCTTCAAAAAATGCAGCTTGAAAATGGTAAAAATGCTTACCAAAATCGGATGGAACAGGCAAAGTCTGCCCCTCCAGTTCAAACTGATCCGGTAGAAAAGCTGGCTTCTCAGCTTTCTCCTCGTTCGGCGGACTGGGTTCGTTCGCATCCTGAGTTCGCAACCAATCCTCGACTTTACCAGAAGATGATTGCAGCTCACAACCTCGCTATGGCGGATGGACTTGAAGCAGATTCCGACGATTATTTTAATACGATCGAAGATACGCTGAAAGTTCCGTCCAGAACTTCCGTTCCGCAGGAAGACTCAGCTCTTTCCTCGGCCTCCAACCCCACCAGCCGTCGTTCCGCACCTCCTGCTGCGCCGGTTTCCCGCTCCCCGACCACAAACTCCGGCGCTCGGCCGAATGTTGTGCGGTTGAATGCTCAAGAGCGTGAAATGGCAAGCATGATGGGAATGACTGATCAGGAATATGCGCGCAACAAAGCCGCCCTGATCAAAGAAGGCAAACTTAACTGATTGGATGAACAATGACCAAAGCTACTGAAACTCTCGCTCGCCGCGAAATGCGTCCACCAATGCGTGCTGACGACCCAAAAGCGCTGGCGGCAAAACGTGCTGCTGAAATTCGTAACAATTCATCCGATTTGGATGATGGTACGGATGAATTCGCAACCCCACCGGCTCCGGATGGTTGGACATATGAATGGAAACGCAAATCTTCCATGAATATGGACGACATCTCGCATATGAATCACGTCCGCCGCACTGGCTGGACGCCTGTTCCGGTTGAACGTCATCCTGAAATGATGCAGGTTGGCGCAGAAGGCTCGATTGAACGCAAGGGTATGCTTTTGATGGAGCGTCCGGAGGAAATTACGGAGGACATGCGCGCAAGAGACAATCGCGCCGCTCGTCAACAGGTCCAAATCAAGGAAGGCCAGCTCGATCCGAAAGGTCGCGGCGGTTTGACGGACAGAAACGACTCTCGTGTTGCTCCGAAAATTAAAAAAGGTTTCGACATCGCGATTCCTGAAGAGTAAGTTGACTTGGGGGCCGGGAAAATCTTTCACCGGCCCCTTTTCTTTCTTAAATTATTCAGGCATGATTAACAATAGCTTTCCCTCGGTGTGGAAAGTTTGAATTTTTCCCGTTTCACATATCGCCCCGGTGTGCGATGATGGAAACTCTCTGTAAAGGAGAATCCCGTCATGGCGAATACCGCTGCCTATTACGGTTTCTTGCAATATAACGGAAGCGCCGGTGGCGCACCAACGTTTTCTCAGTCCACACGTCGTATCGCTTCTTCCCAAGGCACCGCAATTTACACGGGCGACCCTGTAACTCCGGTCGCGGGCACGGGCGCAGCAACTGGCTACATCACCTCTGCCGCAAGTGGAACCGAGCCAATCGCTGGTATTTTTGTTGGCTGCAAATATTATTCAACTTCGCAGAAGCGCACCGTTTGGTCGGCTTATTGGCCCGGCTCGGACGCAACCGGCGACGTTGAAGCATATGTCATCGATGATCCAAATGCACGTTTCATTGTCCAGACCAGCTTCGCTGGCGCGAAGATGACCGGCACTGTTTCGACGATGGGCTCCGGTATTCAAGGTCAGTACGCAACGTTCCAGATCGGCACTGGCAACTCGGCAACGGGTCGCTCGGGTGCTTATCTCGATAACGTTAGCACGACCATCACCTCGCCATTCATTGTTGTCGATTACGCTGTCAGCGTAAGTAACGGCGGCGACCCAACCACGCAGTATTGCAACGTTATCGTTGGCTTCAACAATGAAGTCTGGCGCGCGAACGGTGCTGGCCCTGCTAGCATCAACGCTTAATAGGAGTGAAGTGTCATGGCTGTTAATCTTAGTCAAATTAAAGACCTTCTCCTCCCCGGTCTCCGTGGCGTTGAAGGCAAGTATGAGCAGATCCCGTCGCAGTACGACAAGATCTTCACGAAGCATGATTCGAAGATGGCCCTCGAACGTACCGCTGAAATGCGTTACCTCGGCTATGCTCAGCTGAAGAGCGAAGGTGGTCAGACCGCTTTCGATTCGGGCGCTGGCGAACGCTTCGTCTACAATCAGGAACACACTGAAATTGGTCTCGGTTACGCGATCACCCGCAAGGCGATCGATGACAACCTTTACAAGACCCAATTCCAGCCTTCCAACCTCGGCCTCGTGGAATCGTTCCACCAGACCAAGGAAATCTATGGTGCGAACGTCCTCAACACTGCCCAGACCTACAACCAGTTGGTCGGCGGTGACGGCGTAGCACTTTGCTCGACGGCGCATCCTATTGACGGCGGCACCGTAGCAAACACCCCAACGACGCAGGTCGACCTCAACGAAGCCACGCTGCTGAACGCGATGATCGCGATCCGCACGAACTTCCGCGATCAGGCTGGCCTGAAGGTCTTCGCTCGTGGCCGCAAGCTGATCATCCCACCTGCTCTCGAGCCAGTGGCGATCCGCCTCCTCAAGACGGAACTTCGTCCAGGTACGGCCGACAACGATGTCAACGCAATCATGACCACGGCTGGTGGCTTGAGCGAAGGTTACTTGGTCAACGACTTCTTGACCTCGTCCTACGCTTGGTTCCTGCTCACGAACATTGATGGTCTTTCCTATATGGAACGTATCAAGTTTGAAACGGACATGCAGGTTGATTTCGTAACCGACAACTTGCTTGTCAAGGGCTATGAGCGTTATTCGTTCGGCTATTACAACTGGCGTGCGATCTACGGTTCGTTCCCAACTTCGTAAGGAGGATTGAACTATGGCGATCGACGCATTCACTGGTCCTATTATTACTTTTGGGCAAAACTCTTTGGGTAATGATTATAACCCTGACATTGGTGGCTCGTCCCTGTTTTCTTCAGGGGCGGGTTTCCTAGACCCTCGCACTCCATTCACCTACAATCCTGGTGAGTCTCAAAACCAACAGGATTTTGGGTGGCTTGGTTTTGACAATGTTAACACGCTTAGCATTGTGCCTTATTCTAAGGCGACTGGTGCGATTGTTGCTTCTGCGAATGCAACTAGTGCGACGCTAACACTTGTTACGTCGAACTCAGCGACGACAGGCGTGTATTACAATAACACGAATTTCGTTCGCTCGGACACTGGTGTTCAAACGAATGTGCTTTCCCTCGATGCTTATGCTTCGGTGACAGCTTCATTTAGCAACGGTGTAATGACAGTCACGTCAAACAGCGTCATGCCAATTTCTCCTGGCATGGTGGTGTTGACAACGGGTGGCACTGTGTCGCAAGGCACGGCGGCTGGCGTTCAGATTGTCTCGCAGCTAACGACAACTGGCACATATACGTCAGTTGGTCAAGGCTACACCGGCACTTACCAGACTAACAGCAATTTGACTGCGACCTCTGGCACAGTGACATTGGCATTCCAGAACGTACAACAATGCGCAATCCCGAACAACGCACAGACACCGGGTGTCTATCTTTGGAACTCGATGGCTCTCGTTGGGCGTGCTGTTGCGGTGACTGCCGCTGCAAGCGCGACTGCAACTACGGCAACGGTTTCAGGCTTTGATATTTACGGTTATCCAATGGTTGAGACAATCACCCTCTCCGCTGGCAACCAAGTATCAGGCAAGAAAGCATTCAAATACATCTATTCAGTTGTGTTAAATGCGGCGGATTCAAGCCATGCATACTCGGTCGATACGACCGATGTGTTTGGATTGCCGCTTCGTTCCGATACGTTCGGGGATATTCTGATCAACGATGCATCGTCTCTCGAACAGACGACTCTTATCACGGCAGCCACAAACTACGTGAACGCTGATCGCACGACGCCTGCTAATAACACCGGCGACGTTCGTGGCACTTATGCTGGCTTCACCTCCAGCACAGGCGCGAATAAATTAATTGTTCGTCAGTCGCCGCCGCCTTACAATGTTCAGTCTGCGACTGGCTTGTTCGGCCTTACCCAGTACTACAACTTCTGAGGAGCTTAGGCCATGAAAGGTCATAAGGCACATCACCACGAAGAGCACAAAGGTGTTAAGCACCACGGTGTTCATCACCACCACCCTCGTGCAGCCCATGCAAAGGGCGGCAAGGCGGAATCCCCTATGCATGGTGTAAAAGACCATGATCCGGCTCCGCACGACATTTATGAAGGCGCGAACTCGAACGTCGTTCATGAAGCTGAAGAGCACAAGCGTGGTGGCCGTGCTAAAAAGCACAAAGTGAAGCACCACGTTGAGATGCACGGCCATAAGTCCGAGCATCGCGCTGACCGCGCTCCCCGCAAGTCGGGTGGTCGCACGGGTTCGAATATGAATCCGCTTTCGTCGGCTCATCACGGTACTGCGGCCAAAGGCCGTGGTCACATCGAGATGAACTAATCTGGATGGGGAGCTTCGGCTCCCCTCCTTTCCTTTTGCCGGATCGATTTAAATGACACTTAAAAAGTATCAAAATCCGGAAGGTGGCTTGAATGAAAAAGGTCGTGCGGCGGCTCGCGCCGAGGGCCATCATTTAAAAGCACCAACAAAGGATGCGGACAATCCGCGACACAAAAGTTTTTGCGAGCGCATGACAGGCATGAAACGAAAAATGACTGGTGCTGCTGCCGCTGCCGATCCTGATAGCAGGATTAACAAATCACTCAGGAAATGGGGCTGCTAAATGTCTACTTTTACTTCGACCGGCGCTGTTAACCAGTCCATTACTCGCGTTGGTGCATATGAGCCGTTCGAGCTTCAAGTTTCTCGCGGTCAAATCAGCCTTCATTCGACCGTCAGCATTTTTGGTTATCAGGCCGCTATCCCGACGAGCGGTTTTATCCCAGTTTGGGAAAATGCGACCGTGTATGCTTACCCCGGTTCAGCGATCACCATGACGCTTCTCAGCTCGTCTTCATCAGATGCTGGCGTTTCGGTTTTGATTAACGGCCTTGATGCCAATTACAATCAGATTGGGGAAACAATTGTCTTCACGGCTGGTAACTATACGGGCGTAAACACGGCCTACAGCTATCTCCGCATCAATAGCATGACGGTCACGGCTGTTCCTTCTTTTGGTAATAACAATACTGGCACAATTAAGCTTCAGGATACGGGTAAAACGATCACTTACGCCCAGATCAATCCAACCATTGGTCGCACTCAGTCTGCCATTTATACAGTTCCAGCGGGTAACACGTTTTATTTGAAGCGTTCCCAAGGCTGGACGAACATGGTTTACACCTCTGGTTCGTATGGCACTTACCGCACCTGGACGGTCAATTCGGCTGGTGTGAATGCTTTGGTCACTCAACGGCCATTCGTTGCTAACTTTGTCAGTGAGCGTTGGTATCCAAACGCCTATGTCCAGAAAACGGATATTCAGTGGCAGATGTCGGCAACCGGCACGGCATACGCCGCTGGTTTTGCTGCTGAAGGCGTTCTGGTTGCAAACGACGGCACTCTCTAAGGAGCCAATATGGCCACGAGCGGCACCTACAATTACAATCCGTCGCTCGGTGAGATCGTACTTTATGCGTACAATCTCTGCGAGATAAGAAACACAGCCATCGCCCAAGAGCATATGACTGCTGCCCGAATGGCAACAAACATGATGCTTGCGACATGGTCGAACAAAGGCGTAAACCTTTGGGCGGTTGATCTTCAGACGGTACAATTCAATCAATCGCCAACGGTTCTTACGCTCAATGGCGACGGAACAACGACGACCATTACCTATTCTGTTCCGAATACGCCGGTTTACACGGTCGGAACACAAATAACCGTTGCCGGAACCGGCACAGCAGCGGACGGATTGCAAACTGTTACGTTTTCTCAGAATGGAACGGTTGTATTTTTGTCCTCTTTCAATGGATCGGTCATTGGCGGCGGCGGGACGGTGACTTCATCCTCGCCAGCAGCGACTTATTCGGTTGATCAAAGCACAGTTGTGTTGCTCGATGCTTATGTCACGACGACAAACAACAGTTCGCAACCAATCGACCGAATTATATTGCCAGTTTCGCGCACAGAATATGCTTCTTATCCGAATAAAGAGCAGGTTGGTTTCCCAACCATCTTTTGGTTCGATAGGCTTATTGATGCATCGCGTTCGACAGGCTCCGCCGGGCCTTCAGTAACACTTTGGCCTGTTCCGGATGGGACTTCTTCTCAGTCATTTAGCTATTATCGCGTTCGTCAAATTCAAGATAGCAACCTGACAGGCGGTCAAACGGTCGAGATCCCTTATTTGTGGCTCGAAGCGTTCGCATTTGGGCTTGCTTCCCGGCTCGCGATCATTTGGAATCCGCAGAAAATGATGTTGCTGAAGCCGCTCGCGGACGAAGCCTATCAGATTGCGGCCGATCAGAACATCGAAACAGCTCAGCAATATATCTCTCCGCAGATTCAGGGGTATTTTAGGTGAGACCTCATGGACGCGCATCGGTATCGTCTAGAAATCCAAGAGCATTTGGTATTTGCGACCGGTGCGGGTTTCTATACAACCATAATCGGTTGCAATGGCAGTTCGATTACGCAGGTGCGGGCCTAATTAACAAACGAATTTTAGTTTGCAATCCTTGCAACGACGTTCCTCAAGCTCAGTTGAGGGCGATTGTCATTCCGGCCGACCCGATTCCGATTCAAAACCCTCGTGTTCAGGATTATGCGGCCGCAGAAACGGACAATATCTCGACTAATCCAGGAACGGTTGACTTCTGGACAGGAATTCCAATTCCTTCGACCACCGATATTGTCACACAGGACGGAATAAACATAACAACTCAGGTGCTTGGCAAGCCAACCGGCTTTGATCAAAATGCGATTATGCCGCTTTTTGGAACGGATCATTATGGTGTTCCGCTTTATCCGCTTTCGGTTTCCTCGGCAACCGGAACAAGTATCATAACAGTCACCTTTTCATCCGCGCACGGACTGGTTACAGGGGACCAAATCTCCGTTCAAGGATTGACAAATAAGGCGGCAGACGGCATGTATAGTGTGACGGTGTCGAATCCGCTTTTCTTCACTTATCAGGTCAACTCGGCCGTACCGACGAGCTCCAATCCGCTTTTGACGAGCACGAGCTTGATGGTTACAGCGTTGGTCGGTCTGCCTCGTAATTATAACCAAATACCGCTGACTGGGGTTTAATGAGATGGCAAATATCACCTTAACAAACCTCCCTCCGGTCGTTAGATTGAATGGAACAGAACCGCTTCTTGGCGTTCAATCGAATACTTCCGTCCAGATCACAACGGGCCAAATTGCCACCTACACCCTCGGCCTTGTAGGCATTGGCTTGCCTGTCACTGTATCAAACGGCGGTACAGGTGACACAACGCTGACCCAATATGGCCTGATGTTTGGAAACGGGACAAGCCCCGTTGGTACAGTAACGCCCCCCGCCGGAACAAACTACGTCCTCGTTGGGTCCGCCGGTTCTGCTCCAACGTGGCAACCAACGATCCCTGTATCGGCAGGCGTCGATAGCGTTGCCTTTGGCACGACGGGCCTTACGCCCGTTGCAGCGACCGCAGGCGTGGTCTCTGTGGCGTTTGGGACTACACCAACCGCCGCTGGCATCTACAGCCCTGCGACGAACCAGATCGCTCTCAGCACGAACAGCACACAGCGTCTTTTGATCGATGCTACTGGTGCTGCCACCTTCTCTACATCCGTCACTTCACCATTGCTGATCGCCACGGCTTCGCGCACGTCAACGGCCACGACAGGCGCAATCAGCTATGGCACGAACGGTTTCTCTGACGTTGACGTGCTGGCATCGTTCCAGTCGAGTGTGAACAGCTATAATCAGGTCACGATCCAGAACACGTCGAACGGTTCTTCGTCATCTGCTGAATTTATTGTATATAATGATCAGGGGACTGCCTCGACCAACTACGCGACGGTTGGCATTAATTCGTCGGGATATACTGGAACTGGTTCAATCAATGCTGCTGGATATGGCTATTTCCTAACAGGATCAACCGATCTTGTCCTTGGCACGATTGGCGCGAATGCAATCCATTTTGCTGTTAATAGCGGCGCAACAGACGTATTCACGTTGCCTTCATCTGGAACGCGCTTCCAAGCTGACTTCAGCAATGCAACGATTACGAACCGCCTTTCGTTCCAGACTTATACCACGAACGCTTCTACGGGCATTTATGTCCTTCCAAATGGTACAAGCACAGCAGCTTCGATCCAAGCCACCAATGCCGCCGATCCTACCAATGCCAGCAAAATCCTGATCGCCACGAACGGTTCGACCGACGTGCAGCTTGTGTCGGGCATCAATGGAACAGGTACGTATTTGCCGCTATCGTTTTATACAAACGGTTCTGGTCAATTTGCCATCAATACGTCGGGCGCTTGGGGTATTGGCTCTGTTGCTGGTGCAACTGTAAATTATGGAACATCTGGTCAGGTGTTTACATCTGGTGGTTCTTCAGCGCAGCCTTCTTGGTCAAATGTTAGCGGACTGGCAGTAACATCAATCAATTTTGGAACAACGGGTTTAACCCCGTCAACGGCAACGCAAGGTGCTGTAACGGTCGCCGGAACGCTTGTCGCAGCAAACGGCGGTACGGGACAATCTTCATATACAGTTGGTGATTTGCTTTATGCATCAACAACCACTGCATTGTCCAAATTGGCTGCTGTTGCAACTGGTTCAGTATTAGTATCTTCAGGAACGGGAACGGCTCCTGCTTATTCTTCTTCGCCTACATTAACCACTTCATTAACTACCCCGCTTCTCATTGGCGGAACGACAGCATCGTCTACGCTGACACTGGAATCCACGTCTGGCGCGGGTACGTCCGACAGTATTATCTTTAAAACGGGTAGCCAATCTACTCGCATGACAATTGATACCAACGGCAACGTAGGTGTTGGGACGACCGGTGGTGATTTTGGAAGTACATGGCGACTTGTAGCCCGACAAGACCAAAACACAAAAACTTTGTTGGGTGTTATCAATGCAACATCTGGCGCAAATGCATCAGCAGAAATTTGGCAAATTGGCGGAACAGCTAACAGTTATGCTTATCTCAATTTAATTGACTCATCTGGCTCACCTTATTATGAGTGGGGGTTTGGTTCTGGCGTTCAATCAGCCCGATGGACAATGGGCGGCTCTGAACGTATGCGCATCGACTCCACCGGCAACGTCAGCATCGGCAATAGCGGTACTCAAACTGCCGTTAATTTGCTTACTAATGCCAGTATTACTGGTGCAACATCTGCTTATGCTCACTATAATGTTGGCGTTATTCAGTCTGGTGTAACGGCTGCCGCTTATTCATATGTAAGCAGCATCGGGTTGGCTGCATCAGTTACCACTGCTGAAGTAGATCACTTTAATGCTACTCCTCAAACTGGTGGCGCTGGATCAACCATAACGCTTCAAATTGGTTTTAATGCTTCTGCAAGTTTAGGAACGGCAGGTGCCGCAACAATTGGCACTGCATATGGTTTCTATGGTGCAATTGCATCCGGCGCGAACCGCTGGAACCTATATATGGGCGGCTCGGCCAATAATTATTTGGCGGGAGCGCTCGGTGTAGGAACAACCACGGTCGGCGTTGCGGGTTCGATCAATGCCATTGGAGCAATCACGTTCCAAACAACCACGAATAACCAGTCCTACACGACCACGGGCGCAGGCACGATCACGATCTCGTCGGGTACGACGGGTTCAATCAGCAATATGGGCATCAGTGGCTCGACGGGTTCATTTACCACGCTGACGGCTTCCAGCACGGTCACGCTGTCACCTGCCAATGCGAACGTCCTGTTGCAGCCAACCGGTACGGGTGTTGTCACCATTGGCCCTGCTACGCTCGGCACGATCAACAACATGTCGATTGGTGCGACGACAGCATCGACCGGCGCGTTTACGACGGTCACTGGCTCGACCAGCATCCTTTCGACGGGTGCTGGCGGCGTGGGCTATGCTACGGGCGCTGGTGGCGCTGTGACACAGCTCACATCACGCACAACGGGTGTTACGCTCAACAAAACCAGCGGCGCTATTACGATGTTTACGGCAGCAGGTTCGGCCACTGCCGCAACCTTTACTGTGACCAATAGCACGGTTGCTGCGACTGACACGATTAGTTTAAGCATGAAGACATCCACGAACTTATACAATCTTCTTGTTACTGCGGTGGCAGCTGGCTCGTTTAACATCACGTTCTATACGACTGGCGGCACGACTTCAGACACTCCAGTCATCAACTTCAACGTAATCAAAGGCGTGGCGGCATAATCATGGCAAACACATACACTTGGGTCGTCAACAACATGGTTTCGTATCCGCAAGCTGAAGGGCTTACGGATGTTGTTGTTACTGTCAATTGGACCTGCAATGGAACCGATGGAACATATAATGGGGCGCTCGGTGGCTCGACCGGCATTAGGCTTGATGCAACCGGCCCCTACACGCCTTATTCCGAATTGACCGAGGAGCAGGTCGTTGGTTGGGTAAAAGCCTCTCTCGGCCCTGATCAGGTGAATGCAACACAAAATGATGTTGCAGCTCAAATCGCCAACAATTATTATGTTTCTACCATTCTACCGAATCCTTGGGGCTGATTATGGACATGCAAACGGTTTACAATCTTATCGGCGGAGCAGCACTCGCAGTTTTTGGCTGGTTTGCCAGAGAGCTTTGGGGTGCTGTGAAAGCGCTTCAAAAAGATTTGCATGAAATGGAAATCCAAGTTTCCACGACTTATGTAACTCGCGAGGACTATAAAGCTGATATGCGTGAAGTCAAAGATATGCTTGGAAAAATTTTTGACCGGCTCGACAACAAGCAGGATAAATAAACGCCATGACAACGAGCACCAATAAAAACTTTCAAGAGCCGAATTCGGCCTCCCTAAATTGGGACGCGCCGCTCAATAGCAATTTCTTGGCGATTGATCAGGCGATGGGTTCGCCTTTTACTGTTTATGTTGGAACAGGCTCTTCGTCAACAGCTTTGACTGCCAATACCGCGACTCAAACGGTCAACGGGAACCCTATTTATTGGTATGATGCTCAACAGTTAATTATTCAAAGCGGCACGAGTTCAGGAACAAGCAATTTATCTGCAAACGTAACAATTACGCTTCCAAACACTCTTACATCAGGAACATTTGGTGGAGCATGGATTGTTCGTAATGCGATTTCTTCCGCTCAGCAGGGAACTTACACTGTAACGATTGTTGGAGGAAATGGCTCTGGGGCGAGTGTTACGATCCCAAATGGTTCTTCTGCTTTTATTTATACAGACGGAACAAACGTTTATTTTTCAAGCACAAATTTTGCATCGGTTGCGACAACTTCTGTCACGACGACGACAACTTTAGGGTCTGGTGTTTTTGGTTCGACCGTTTTTGTCACAAGCTCCGCTGCCTACACTATTACATTCCCCACACCAACCGGGAATAACGGAGCTTATTTTTCGATTTATGCCAGCGGGATTACGCCAGCAAACGTTGTTACGCTTTCAGGTTCATTTATTGTTCCTTCTCAAACGGCAGTTTCGTCTATTTCTTTGGCCTCTTATGGGAGCAATTACCTTTATACGTTTCTTTCAAATGGAACGAACTGGTATGTTTTTCAGTCGCCAGTCGCAAGCAACTCGTCGGGGCGCGTTTCTCCAAGAGTTTACAGCGCAGCGACGCAAAGCAGCCCTTGGGCCTGGAACAGCGACCCATATGATCAGCTTGAATTGACAGCCCTTTCGAATGCTTTGACGATCAGTGCGGACGCAGGAACCCCGGTCGACGGTCAGAAAGCTATTTTCCGCATAAAAGACAATCTTTCGATTGTTTCATTTACCGGAACAACGACGACGACGACTTTAACCACCACGACTTCAGTCACGATTGCTTCAAATAGCGTTCTTACGCTTTCTTCAACGGGCGCAGTCATCGGAACAGTCACGACTGGCGGAACTGGAACATCTTTTACAATAACAGGCGGCGTAGCTGAAACTTCTGTTTCAATAAATGCGACTCCGCCAGGATATGCTTTAACCTGGACAACAGGAACTTCCAAATCATTTGAAACGGTTGGGACGGTTCTTCCTTCGACGACGACCGCGACAAAAATAATTTATGTCGGTTGTATTTACAATTCAACCGCTGCTCGTTGGGATGTTGTTGCAGTTAACACACAGGCTTAAAATGATCATTTTATCAACTCAGCCTCGAATTCTTCCTTTTGCTCCGAAATGGGATTGGAAAATTTCGTCGCAGTCGCAAGCAAAAAACGAGTTTGGTCATGAGAACCATACACGTTTTAAAATTGTTGCGCGTTTGAATGATGGTCATCCTGTATGGACTGGTTGGTTTGATGATCGGGACGATGCGGACGTTTTTCTTCATGCGGCAGTACTCGGTACTTTAAATAAACAACCCGCTTTATGGACCCTAGCCATTCCAAATTGGGCGCCAGCTTATGGCGAGCAAATTACGTTTTATTTTTCAAC